TGAAGATGAATCTAGACGAAAAATAGAAAAAATACTTAATGATGAGAGTGTTCAATTATTAGATGATGTTAAAGCTATAAATTTTTTAGGATTAAAATATTCTGTTAGGAGAGGATGTAAATTTTATTCAAAAACAGACACATCAATAGAACTTCAAAAACAACTACAATTAGCAAATGAATGTGGTGAATCATTACAAAAAACTGTTGATAGATTGAGAAATAGAACATTATTAGATTTTATACTAAAAAGAAAATAAAATGAAAAAAGAACACAAAGTATTTACTGGAGAAGAATTAACTGATGAGCAAAGAGAAGATATTGCTGAAATGGAGAGGTTAGATAAAAAAGACAGAATGGATGTTCTAAAAGGTTCTATTTTTGGGATATGGTTTATGGTTACATTTATTTTAGGATGTTCTTTATGGGCTGTTGCTATTATATGGTCTTTTCTTCAGTTGTATAATACATTTATTTAATGGATTTAAATGTAACTAGGACTTTTCAGAAAACATACTCTAATTTTAGGAGTAAATTAACAAAGGAAGAATATAAAGCTAGAGTACTGAAATACATAGCTGATGAAATTCCTATTGTTCCATCAAAATACAGATATAGGCAAATTGTATCAGTAGGTGGTTCTAGAAGTTCTAAAAGTTACTCAATTCTACAGTTATTGATGATTGAGTTAAAAACTCGTAAAGGAATCAAGATAACTGTATGGAGGAATCTAAAAAACGTTTGTCGCTCAACAGTAATGGAGGATTTTCAAAAAATTCTTTTATCTGACCCTATTTTACATTCAGGGTTTAAGGCAAATAAGCAAGAGGGTTCATTTATTTATTTAAAAACTGGTTCAAAAATTGTATTCGAGGGTGCAGATAATATTGGTAAGGTATTAGGTTCTGCTCAGGACATCTCTTTTTTCAATGAAGTATCAGAATTCAACAAAGAAGTATATTTACAGATTACTCAAAGAACTTCGGATAGAGTTTTTTGTGATTACAATCCATCAAAAGATTTTTGGCTTGAATCTTATAGATTTGATGAAGAAACATGCTTTATACATTCAACTTTTAAAGATAACGCATATTGCCCACCTAGAATCATAAAACAATTACTTTCATACGAACCTTGGAAAACTGGTAGCTATGAAATTATAGATGGAGTAGTTGTTTATAATGGTAAGCCAATAGGAATAAAAAATGAACCACCACCACATGTTGAAAATGTTAAAAAAGGTACTGCAAGTGAGTTTATGTGGATGGTTTATGGTCTTGGGTTACAAGCAGAAAAACCTAATAAAATTTATAAAGGATGGAGGCAAATCACACCAGAAACATTTGATAATTTAGATTCACGCTCGTATTTCGGATTAGATTTTGGCTCTTCTAGTCCGACAGCATGTGTTGAAGTTAAATATGATGGAGATGGAGCTTTTTATGTCTATCCTAGATTTTATAAACCTTTAAATAATTTAGATACAACACTTGCAACTTCAATTAATATAGGTGTTCCACAAATAGTTAAAGGTAAAAGTTGGATTGTTTGTGATTCAGCTAAAGATACTTACATAAAATCGTTAAAACAAGCTGGTTATATAGCTGTTGGAGCTGTAAAAGGTGGTGGAAGTGTTGAGTTTGGTATTCAAATTGTTCAAGGTGTTGTTATATATTTCGTACTTACTGAAGAGTTTTTTAATGAATATAACAATTATTCATGGGCAACAGATAGATATGATAAAGCTACAGACGTTCCAATGAAAGAAAATGACCATTACATGGATGCTTTAAGGTACGTTATCACTTACCTTATAAGATATTTAGGAATTAAAGTGTAAAATATAGCGTTTAACATCTTTTTTTTTATAATTTTGTGAGATATGAATATTCTTATAATCTTATAATCTTATGGCGAATACTTCAAGCTGGTCAATTCCGATACCTAGTTGGTTAAACCCATTTTACAGTAGAGGTAGAAATGGTGACCATATTTATTCAGTTACTGGACAAAATGGATGGGGTGATAATTCTACTAATCTAGAAATGTCACAAAATCATCCGATATTAACACCTGCTTTATTATTCATGGCTAAACTGTTCTCTCAGGCACAATTTAGCGTAGTTAATAAAACTAGCGGTAAAATAGTTAAAAATCATTCTTTTTTAAATTTATTACAATCTCCTAATTATTATCAGACTCAAAATGATTTATTTGAGAGTTTGTTATTTATGCAAGTAGCTCAGGGAAAGTCTGTATTATATCTTAAAAAAGATATTACATTTGGTGAAGCTGAAGCAATGTATTTATTGGATTCAGATTTAATTGAATATCCTGAGAATTTCAAGACTCCTAAAATGAATAGGACTTATGATAAAACAATTGATGCTCAGATCATTGTTTATGATAAGGAAGGTGAAAATCTTAAAATTAAGTTTGGTGATTTAATGTTTTTTTATGATTTGCCTAATGCAATGAATAAAGATAATTCATTTGAAACTAGAAGTAGATTAGATGGGTTAAGGCAAACATTAATAAATACAAAAGACAGTTTATTAGCTAAAAATATCATTCTAAAAACTAATGGTAAGGAATTAATTACTGGTGGTAATACAGATGGTTTTCCTCTTGAAGATGACGAGAAAGCTGAAATGGAAAGCTTATTCCAGTCTAATTACGGGCTGTCATCAAACAGAAAAAGAGGAATTATTACTAAGGCTAATCTAACATGGAAGTCATTGCATATTGCTTTGAGAGATTTAGGTTTGGATGAGTCAGTGAAAGTAGATGGTAATTTGATTTATACAGCTTTACATATTCCTAAAGATATTATTTCACTTGAAGCTAAAAAGACTACTTACAACAACTTCAAGGAATCAATGGTTTCTTATATTCAGAACGAAATGCAATCAACTTTAGATGCTGTTGTTTCTGTATTGCAAAAAGAAATTAAAGAGCCTAATCTTAAATTAGTTGGTAGTTTTTCACATCTACCAATAATGCAATTTATTTTAATTGAGAAGTTTGATGGATTGATTAAAAAAGGTCAGGCATTATCATCTTTAAGAAGTGCTGGACTACCTGATGATGTAGCTTTAGAAGAATGTGGATATAAAACAAGTATAACCTTAATGCCTTTACAACAAAATGGAAACCAACAACAAGCAAACACGCAAGGAACTGAAACAGCAGGAAATGAGGAAGAAAATGGAGAATAAAAATAATCTTGTTAAGAATAGAACATTAATTAAAAAATAATAAGTATTATGCTAAAGATACCAGAATTTAAAACTGAAGCTGAAAAATTTCTTTGGTTAAGAGAAAATAAAGAAGATTTAATATATCAGAAAAAATCTACAATTAAACATGCTGATGGAGTTGGAGGAACTGTAATTCCTTTACGAGAAATTGGTGTAAATAAAGCTGTAGATGAAAATGCTACTGAAATTAAAGTTAGACCAGTTATAAATACAACTATGGTTAGAGATAGTCATAAAGATGTTCATATAAATGGCTTATGGAAAAAATCATTAAGTGAAAACACTAGAATCAAACATTTGCAAGAGCATCAAATGGCTTTCGATAAAGTTATTGCTGATAAAGGAGATTTAAAAGCTTACACTAAAAAATATACATGGAAAGAATTAGGATTTAATTTTGATGGAGATACTGAAGCTTTAGTTTTTGACTCTACAATTAAACAATCTAGAAATCCAGTTATGTTTAAGGAGTATAGAGATGGAAACGTTGATAATCATTCAGTCGGAATGAGATATGTTAAATTGAAGTTTGCAATGAATAGTGATGAACCTGAGGATGCAGCTTATAAAGAAGAATTCGATAAGCATATTGGGAAAATAGCCAATAGAGAAGAAACTGAAAAAGATGGTTATTTCTGGGCAGTTTACGAAGCTAAAGTTATTGAGGGTTCAGCTGTTCCTATGGGAAGTAACGAATTTACACCGACTTTAGAAGTAGGGAAAGGAATTGATGAATTAACAGAAAATGAAAAAATATCACAAAATAAGCTAAATGCTTACAAAAGTTTTTTAAATTTACATTCCGATTAGCCGATGAGAGTCACTAATATAAAATTATTATTAAGCCGATGCAAATCACTTAATTAGAAAAAAGATTATTAATTAAAACTAAATCCAAAAAGATGGACAAAGAAATTAAAGATGCTTTAGATTTAAAATTTAAAGCAATATCTGATGAGCTTAAAGAAGCTCAAGATAAAGGTGCAACTAAAGAAGAGTTAAAACTCTTAAAAGATGCAATGAAAGTGCAAGGAGATATAATTGAGAACTTCAAAACTCAAATCGAGAATGCTATTCCTTTAAAAACAGTTGAGGAAGTAACAATGAAATACATTGAAGATAACCATGAAGAAATTGTAAAAAATTTCCAACAAGGTCATGGATTAAATGAATTTCAAATTAAAGTAGTTGGTAGTATGACTACTGGTAGTGCTTTGAATCCTGATGGAATTCCAGAATTAGTTGGAACTCAAGATGCACCAGCTGGTAACGTTAATCTTAGAGGAACGTTTATTGACCCTTTAGTGACAAAACTTGCTACATCGTTAGCTGCTTATCCATATACTGAAAGTGTACCGAAAGATGGTGATTACACTTTCTTAGCAGAGGGTGGAACTAAGCAACAAATAGATTTCAAAATCGTAACTAGATATGCAACACCAGTTAAAACTGCTGCATTTATTAGATTAACAACTGAATCTATACAAGATGTAAAAGGGCTTCAATCAATCGCCACTGATTTCTTGAGAAAGAAACATGAATTGAAAAGACAAAATGGTATCTTATTCGGTGATGGTATTGCACCAAATCCAAAAGGGGCTACAACTTATGGTAGAGTATTTTCTGCAGGAACAATGGCTTTAGGTGTTATTAATCCTAATATTATGGATGTTATTAACGCTTGTGTTACTGATATTTATGAAACTCATAATTATACTGACGAAGAAAGCTTTATGCCTTCATTAGCAGTTATGAATCCTACTGATTTTTACTTACAGTTTGTTGCAGTAAAAAATGCAGATGGTAATC